CGTGACGCTACATTGTCACAACCCATCACTGGATTGGATATCCGTGGTGTTTCATTTGTTAACTCAAAAGCCAAAAAATCCACACCCCGGACAGGGGCCTCAACGGCGCACACGCCCACTTTTTCTTTTGTCTTTTTCCAGTACTTTATTGTATCGATAAGGCGGTCGATACCGGATAAGTCACTGACGATCAGAGGTGGATCATCGCCAGTGGAAACCGCGCGTAACGCTTCCATTCTTTTAGACTTCCATTCCTTGGCGAAGCACGACAAAGTCGTTTCCAAAGGAATGGTCTTTTTCGGCTGGAGAAGCTTCCAAATCTTTCGACCCGGAAGCTTCACCCCAGGCAGGGCTCGTTGGTCTTTCTTTAACGAGCGGGCTCTTTTCTTTTGTGCGTGGAGCCCGGACCACAACTCCTCCTCCCGTGCCCTCTCCACCTCACGGCGGAGTGTCGCAGCCTCTTCCTCGCGAGTCAAATCGTACCCATCGGGCATGGGTACTACGGGGAATAGGTTGGTGAGTACAGGATCCTCGGTCTCTGGACGGGCTGATATGGCGTATTTCAAACGCTTCGAAGCAAGGACTTGGGCGATTAGGTCCCCAGGAAGGCGGTGCACAGTTTTTGTTTTCTGTCGAGCCAGTCTCGACACGTTGGCAAGCACCACCATCCGGAACCCTCTCGGACTCTTTGTCGCCTCGCTAGCGTAACCCATAACGTCGGCCACACCCTCCTCCATCCACAAGGAACTCACATTCGTTTTCTTTTCCTCAACGCAGTTCTTGAATACGGTGGAATTGATTTCTCCGTATACAGGGCTTCTCATAGTCTTTTCCTTATTCACGATCAGGCCTACTTGCGTGCCTTCAGCCTCAATCGCGTCGACTAGTCCGCCACTACTGACGTCTCGGGTAAGCAAATCATCGCCGTTGATAAGACAACGATGACCAGTCCATTCCTTGAACTGTATGCGCCCGCTGACCATAAGTGTGGTAAGCGCCATGTCGACTACGGTCTTGTTAACCAAGCAGAGCAGTGGGAAGCTCATCAAGCTCCCCATAGGCTGCCCGCTTTCGGCGGTGTACCCGTCGATCCGAAGATCGCCTAAAACGTCCAGGCACCGAACCTCATCGTCACTTAACCCCACACTCTTTTGTTTGAGTACATCTATCATCGCGCGTACATAAGCCAGCTTAATTTTGTCAGTCGCTGACGAATAGTCAAAACTGAGCCAACTTGCG